CGACACCTGCGGCGGACAGAGTGCCGTCGTGCCGCCACAATGTAAGTCAGACACCACCGCAATCAACAGCGTGTCTGCCTTGAACCGCATCGAGGTGTTACGTTTGGGCATAGCTGAACGGTAAGAGGGTCCAGACGGAACGCAAGGGGTCAGACCTGACGCAGGACCTTGATCCGGTCGCTGATGAGGCGGGACTTCTTTACGACCCCATACCCTTCCCGCTGGTCGCCTACCGCCCCATCTGGTATGGTATTCCCCTCGATAACGTCGAGACGTTTTGGCGTCTTGCCCACCACAATCCCGATATGGGCATATCGCTGGAGCTTCGGGAAATAGAACACCACAAGGTCGCCCAGCACGGCTTTATCTGCCGGCAGCAGCCGCCCCGAATCGACCATAAACTGTACTCGACCACTCCGCTTCAGGGTGCGGGTCTCCCCTGCCTCGTCCAACACCCCCCACGCAAAGGCCGCGCACCACGCCGACCCCACTGGCGAGCCGAGCGCCTTCAGCCAGCGGTCGATGAGTGGGCCGCGATTGCTGCCCTTGGGCTCTTCGCAAGTACCTAAGTACTTGTATGCCGTCTCAACGAGCTTCACGGTTTTCTTTTAACAATTTCTTTTTAAGCATTTCTCTTACGCGAGGAGTCGCACGCCCGCCGCCAAGATAATATTCGTACTCCTTGTCAAAGCCCAGCCCGCCCTGCCCCTTACCGGCTCGCTTGGCGAAGAAATAATCCTCAGCTAGCTCTCTCTGAAATCCGTTTGGATCCATACGGTCGAGCCACTCAATCTCCCTGTCAGCGTCCGCAGGATTCTGAAGGCCATAACCACGCTTCGTCATAGAAAGATCGTCCGCTGCCCGATACATACGATCCTCTAGTTCAGGCTTTGTCATCCTAGTCAACACCTCGTCGTTTTCAATGCCAAGAATGCGTTTTAGGCTTGCCGGGATCCGACTGGCCGTAAACTCTGCCGCCTCCCCACCAACCTTGCCCATACTCCCCACGCTCCCCATCGCCGCCTGCTTCAAAAACTCGTCTATCGTCGCTGGGTCTACAGGGTCACGAAGGCTGGCAATGTTCGCCTTGGGGTTCTCATACAGTATCTTTTTAAGCAGGTCGCCAAGCCCCTTTGTCGGGCGAGGGGTTCGGCTAACCGCTGTATTGTCCGGGTATATCCGTGGTCCTGTCATCTAACTTGCCTCCGCATCCCACAGTGAACCATCAGCCCGACGCTGGGCGATCTCGATCTGCGTCTTGTTCGTAATGTCCATTGAGGCGGACTGGAGACCGACCCGTTGCAGGAAGGCCAGCAGCACCTTCTTTCCGTAGGCCGTGCAGATACCGAGCGTCAGTACCCAGAAGTCCACCCACGATAGGCCCTGTTCGTGCTGGATGGCTCCGTGCGCCACAAACACAAAGCAGGCAATCGCCAGTAGCCTCGTGAGGGATAAGCCCCGCAGACGGTCATCTAGGGGCGCGATGCCCCATTTGAGGATGCTCAGTAGGGTCTTCATGGGCAAGCCGAGTCTACGGCGTTTCGAGGGTCACGGCACAGCATCCGCTTGATCGCCTCGACCTTGACTTCTAGGCGGTCTACGTCTGCCCTTTCCGCTTTGCTGGCCACCTGCCCATTGAGGATAGTTGCAGAGACCGCCAGCGTCACAATAAATACCGCAATGTTCCATGAGTTGCGCTCAAGGAAGGCATCAAATCGAGGGCTCATGGTCGTGTTGACTCTTTAGAAGGGAGCGACGATCCAATCGCCCGACCCATAATAGCTGCAGTACGGTTGGCCACTGCTGCATTTTTTCCACGCACCTTAGCCAGCTGCGCAATCTTTTCCTGAATGGATCCGGGCTGATCCATGAGTATGCGCATCAATGTCTCGGCCTGCTTTTCTAACGCCTTATTTCCAGATGCGCTTGCCAGCTCTCGTCCTACATTTGAGAGCGTCCATATGAGATTTGGTCGCACTACATTGGCTCCTTTGCGTAGAATCCCGCTAGGCTCCGGTATGTCCGCTAGTCCAATCCTTCCAAAAAGCGCGTTATCAAGTGCGTTAGACCGTTCCCATGCCGCTTCTGCTTTTGCTACGCCCTCTGTGCCTTCGCTCGTTGTTGCAAGATTCAACTGTCGACGGTTTGCTGGCACAGTAAGACCTAGCCGTTGACTCTTTTCAAGCTTGTCTTGAAAAGCTGCGGCAATAGCCTTTCTTGCCGTCTTCTGCTCAGCGGGTGACAGTGAACCAATATAGTCTTCTAGCTCAACCATCGACTTATCAAACTTTCCCCCAGCAGGGATGCCCTCCGACCCAAAGATATTAAGTCCACGGGTAAGCTGCTCTTCGCGAGGAGAGACTGGCCGTGCGGCAGGGGCATCAGGCGCCACATATTTCCCTGGAGCATCTGGCCTTGTGATGTCCGCCAGAATCTGCTCTCGTGAGCCTGGTGGATAGTTGGCATCAATGTACCGTGACACAGCACTCCGAGGCGACTCAAGCTGAGTCCTAAACTCCGCAGGGCTGCTTACTCCATCTAGCAGTTTAGCAACAGTCGCAAACCGTCCACCGGCTCGCGCAAGATTTGCATCCCCAGGTGTAGCTCCCGCTCGCCTTGATAACTCCGCTTGCAAGCTTCCAGCAAGCATATCGTCAGCTAAAAGCGGCTGAAGCTTTGTCCCTGATACCACTGCCCGTTGAGTTGTTTGTGACGCCTTGTGCGCTTCGTCTGCTGCTTGAGCAGTCTTACCCTGCATTGCTCCAATCCTTTCATACACTTCCCGTTGGGCAAGTTGAACAGAGGGACTTCTATCATATGGAAGATTTGTTGGGTCGTTTCCTGATCGGTGCGCCGACTCAGCCTTAAACTCTAGAAGAGCAAGTTCGTCGGGAATCTCTATCTCTCTTTCACCGACCATCATTGTTGGCATCGGTTTAACACCCGGACGGTTAGCGCGTCGAAGGCGCCTGATTGCCGTCCAAATCTCTTTTCCTTCCTGAGTGTTTGTTACATCATCCCAATCCTGCATATTGATATCCGCAGGAATGCCAGAAAGTTTTCTTACCGCTGTATAGTTTTTCTTATCTGCAATCTTACGAGCTGACTCATGAGCGTCAAGAAAACTATACACATCAGGTGTCTCGGCCCTTGCTTCTAAGGCATCAACAACTTCATCGACAGTAAGCTTGCGGTTAGCAGCGGTCACTGCCTCATCATTTGCAGCCTGCCCTGCACGTACCACTTCCTTGTATTGTGCATCATCAAAGGCGCTTCCCGCATCTCTCTCCCTTGTAAGCCTTGCAGCATCGCGCACCATGTCGTCTGCATCTACTGGGGCAATTCCCGTTGCATTCCGCACAGCTTCTTGCATCGCGGCAAACTCCTTATCGGCACGCGATCCTATCCTTTGCTTAGCAACTAGTTGACCGGCTTGAGACCGTGAGGCGCCGATCCCAAGATCTTGCACGTATTGACCGGCAAGGTCTAGTGCAGTTTCTTCTGGTCCACCTACAATATTTGAAGCAGCACGACTAGGCGTTAGCCTCTCGGCGTCAGTAAGATATCCTGCTACATCTTGTTCTACTCCAGACATACCGCCGACACGTCGTTTGGTAAGCGCGTTGCTTACCTTTCCAGCAGCTCCGCCAATGAGTGGAGCAAGGGCTGTGCTCAACGCTGCAGAGTAGCCAACCGGCGCAGCCGTGCCAGTCGTTGTGCCAAAGTTCTCGCCATACGCTTGCGCTGCACTCTGAGTGACTCCTTCGGCAGCCCTGACCCCTGCGCGAGCCAGATATCCCCTCAACCGAGGATCGTTCATTGCAGCACTAGTTAGTTGTGCAAACCTTGGGCTATTGGACGCAAGGCTTGCTTGGGCACCAGGCAGAGGAAGAGCCGCTTGTAACGCCCCTGCTGTAAACTGCAAAAGTGCAGGACTTGCATCACGACGAGCCTGTCTTGCGTCACGGTTTTGGAGAAACTTTTGCTTAACCGTAACGGATGGGTCCATGTTTATTGCGCCAAGTGCATCGGCAATATTACCAGAGATTCCCCCCAAATCAGCTAGTTGCTCAGCAAAGTCTTTTGTATTACGGGCCGCTTGGCTCAAAATGCTACGAGACTTGGGTTTTGCGCGTGGACGTTGCCGTTCGTCAGCCTTTTTTTCCGCATCTCCTGCAAACGGATTTTGCGCATTACGTTCGCTGTTTCCCACATACGGATTTGTCATTATGGCCGAGCCTTGCGGACGGCTGCTGTAGCTGCAGCAGCAGACATTCCGTTATTCACAAGCCGATCCCACATTTGTTCCTTTGTTTCTGACGAAGCTGTTTGACTCTGAGGGTTCTGTCCGCCGCCAAATCTTTCCGCGTCAGCTCCACCGTATTTAATCATTGCAGCAAGTTTTGCATCTCTGATTCGCTTCATTTCATTAATAAAGCGTTTTGCCTTAATAACTCCTGACGCCTCAGAATCGTTCTGATTTGGCACATATGATTCCAGAAGCCGAAGTTCGGTTGCTGACAAGGCAGTGCCGCCACGCTCTTTAGCTAGCGTACCGTACATGTTGCCAATGAGCGCCCGAACATCTTCACCCACGTCCCCACCCACTCTAAATAAGTTCTTTGTCCATGCTGGCAATGGAACAAACCCGAGTGCCCGACCTGTTGCATCCGTCTCTGTTGATACTGCGCCCTCGAGCGCCGTCAGTACTTCTTCCGCTTGTCCAATAATTGCGTCGTACGCGCCAAGTTTTTCAATCTGCACGGGACTAGGGCGAAACCCGCCCTTTGACCCTTCTTTAGCGTTATTGATTTTAATTTGCGCTGCGACTCCAACGTCGCTGAGCGGGTCTACTGGAAACGGTTTTGGGAACAGATTGTTAAATGCATCAGGGTACTGCACCGCAAACTGTTGCTTAGCAACTGCAGCACCTGGCCCCGTCCCCTTGGCCAGTTGTGCCAAAGCCCACATTTTTTGGAACTGCTTATCGGTCTCAACGCCCGACTCGTCCTTCAGCACTGCACGCAACGCCGTTGCGTTGGCGGAAAGAACGCCCTGCTCCTTCGCGTTTTCCAATGTCTTCCGGGCAAAGGCTTGATCGCCCAACTCGTTAGCAGTTGGCAGGTACACTCGTCGTCCACCAGAGCCCGGCACTTCTATGGCCTGACTAGCCATCCGTACACGTTCCTTATCTAGATCAATACCAATGTTGGCTGCATTTGGTGTAAGGCCTATCTTCAACGGTCCACGAGGCGTACCATCCGCCCTTGGAGGTAGTGCGTTTGCTGTCCCCAATAGCGCGGCCTCTACCCGATCCATCTTCACAAGGCTTGGCGCATCGGGGTTGCGTGTACCCGGGCCCATGTCGTCGGTATATCGACCACCCATCTTTTGAAGCTCTCGCTCCATTGTAAACTGCTGAAACGCCTTTTGTTCTTGACGGTCCTGCTCTTCCCTTGCCCGTCGTTCTGCTTCAAGAGCTTCCTCTCGTTCACGCTGCTTGAGGTTTGTGTAGCCCTTTGCTCCACCAGCAAGGGCAGCAAGGATGGCACCGAGTCCGTTTGGCATATTAGGCAATCCCAAGAAGTTTCTTGTCTGCTGGCGTCAGCTTCGAGTACCAGTCTGGACCATACAACACCTTCAGTTGATCCATATAAAATGTGCGTTCTGCCAGTGAGAGCCGACGCGATTCCAACGCCCCGCCCTGCTGCAACTGACCGACTCCCAGATTGTTACTCAACACGCCCTGCACCGCACTGAGACCACGATTGAGATTCGCCATCTCATTCTCAATCCGCATTGCCTCTCCCATCCGTCCTTCAGAGACTGCGTTCTGATATTGACCCTGCAACGCATTGAAGCGGTTGATTTGCTGATTTGCTACTTCGGCGTATAGGTTCTGGCCAGAGGTCATCGCCTGTGCACGGTCGCCAGCCTGTGTGGTCGCCGCCTCACGCAAGAGTCCTGCGGTCAGGTCAGACCGGACTCGTGCCTGCCGTTCGCCTAACGACTCGCCTTGCCGTGCCGCAATAGAGGATGCTTGCAATCCACGGTTCGCCAGTTGTTCCTGCATTGCCCGATTCTCTTGACCAAACTGTGCGCCAAGGTTCGCCTCTGCTGCGTCACGAATCGACGTAAATGCTTCGTTGTCATACCGCGACGGGGTCTTGAGTGCCGCTTGCACTGCCGCAATCAGGTCAGCCTGCAACCCACGGGTAGCTTCTGGTCCTTGCTCTGCGCCAGCCATTGTCGGGGCGGCAATGCCACCGTAAGGCTGAATGTTCGGCGCACCAACGCTCAGGTTCCCGCCTGACCGACCAAGGAAAGCATTGACTCGCGCCAGCAGGTCCTTGTCGTTGATCGCCAGCTTAGAGTAGTCGGGCAGTGGCACTGAGTCGCTACCACCACCACCGCCCCCGCCACCCGGAGTAGGAGTAGGAGTGGGAGTGCCAGAAGTGTTAGACGCACCCGGCATAGGAATGCCGAGACCACTAAGGAATGTTACCAACTCTGCGCGTGATGCAACAATCGCTGGATCGTTGGCAAAGCCACCCTTGCCACTTCCCGAATACTTATCAAGGAAATCCTTTTTCTCAGGCTCCGACATTGCAAAGATGGCGTTCAACATCGGAATGGAGCGATACTGATTGAGCGTTTCAATAGTCCGTGCCGTACTCTGCTGCGACTCGCTGCCACCAAGGACAGCCGATGGGCTCTTAGCCGACTTCTCAAAGGCTGTTTCTGCCGCTGTGTATCTGTTGAGGTCGGCTTGCGAATTGAAGACCAGCTCGCCCGTTGTAGCGTCCTGTGATGTAAAGGCGCTATGCATAGCCGCAAATGCAGCATCGCCATCACCGCTACCCATGGTTCCCCTATATCCAATCCCGCTCAGACTATTCCCAGAACGAGGCTTATACCTAAAGGTTCCTGAGGCTGCTGCGTTTTCCGCATCCTTCTTTCTTTGTTCTTCCGCCTCGTATGCCTTCTTCCGCTCCTGATACTCCTCCTCCGTCTCACCCTCTAGTGGCGTTAGGATAGAAGATGGTCCGCCACCAAAACGATTGACACCACTAGAGGTTGGGGTAAAGGCATTGGTGCTGGGCGTAGTAGCGCTGAAGTCAGGCTGCCCACCATACCCAGCCGCAAGCTGGGCGCTTACGCTACCCAGCAAGCCCTCTGGATCGCCTGTAGGGGCAACCTGCGGGGCTGGACGGGCAAGCCCTTCACCCTGTAGCTGTGCAAAGCTAGGCTGTCCCGCCGCAGGGCCGCCGGGGAACCGTATCTTCGGCGCACCACCAAAGATGTTTGCTGCGCCTACCTGTCCCTCTTTCTGGGCATCTCCATCACTGGCGGTCGTGATGGTCTGATTCCCAAAGAGGGTCTTCCGATACCCTGCTTTGCCGACGGCCATTAGATGTACCCCTTCGAGCCAAGACCTTTCATTACGGAACCACCAAAGAGGGTGCTATCTCCACCCATAATCGCCTTCATCAGTTGCTCACGAACCGGCGACAGTTCCGCATCACGGTTCTGCATAATCATCAAGATGCGCTTCCGGTCTTCTTCCGAGAGCGACTGAATACGGGCGTCCCGCGCTTCTTTCGCAGCGTTAAGACCGTAGTTGCGTAGCGACTCAGCCTCTCGCTGGTCAACGGTACGGTTATAATAATCCCCCATACGCCTGTCATTGGCCTCTGCAGCTCGATCCTTTTGGTAGCCAGAGTAGGCATTATAGGCACCTGTTCCAACTTCTAGTGCATTCAGCCACGGTGACTTACCACCACCGGTAAACATGTTCTTGAGGCCTGTGCCTAATCCCTTGAAGGATCCCATGTCAATTCCACTAGTTGAAGAAGGTGAAGCAAGAGAAAGAGGTGGAGCCTGTCCAAGACTGGATACTCCGGGACCGGAACCCATTCCAGCCAACCGAGCTGCTGGTGCCGTTGCCAGTCGTGTAGGCGCAGCTTTTGCAGCTTGAGATACCGCGCTCATTGGGCCATTGTAGCCAAAACTAGCAGCAAGGTTCTGCCCACCACTGGTGAGCATGGCGTTCTCAACGCCCGTCTTAGCAATGTTCCCAATGTTCGTTCCCTTGCGAATCCCGGCTCCAGCCGCCGCACCAAGGCCGCCCAGCAGTACGCCGCCAACCCCACCAGTGAGCACTCCTGCAATCGGAGCCACGTTCTTGAGCGCATTGCCCACAAAGTTGCGATTCCGGTCAACAAGACCACCAGTTCCCCACTGTTGATGCGCGTTATCTACCGCTGTTCCCGTGGAGTTTGCCAGTGCGTCGGCTTCTTTGTGGCTGAGCTTTCGACCATCCTTATACCACCAGCCGTCAGGACCAATCGTAGCACCCATGGCCTTTGCTTGTGCAGCAGCCCGAGGGTCGCCCGTCTCATATGTTCCACGGTAAGTACCCTGCGCCATTAGTCTTCACTCCGAAAAATGATAAAGTCCAGCAACGCACTTGCCGGCGCTGCTGTCCCAAAGGTGCAGGTAAAGCTCGACGCGGTGCGGACTGTCACGGCACGGGTCGTCAGCCACGAGGTTGTGATATGCACCCCGTAGTTCGTATCCTGTTCCTCACGAACCAGAGGAATCACAGCAGTCACCGCCGTCACGGTCACAGGAATCTGCACCCCGCAGCCACCCGACGTAGCATACCGAATCCGTAGGCGGCGTACCTGTTCCTGCTCGCGGGTATTGATCATCGGGGCCGTCATTAGGTTCCCCCTCGGCGACCCATCGCAAAGGCTTGCACTTCTGCCCGTGAGTACAGGGCATCGGCTTCACCCGAATCCACAATCGTTACGTCAATCCATTCCCCACGGTCAGCCAGTGGGACACGGAACATCGCAGCATTGGTCACGGCTAAGCTCGTCGCATCAATCGCATAGCTGCCGCTGCCCGACTGAGTGACCCATTCCACCGACACATCATCCGTACCACGGGGGTCCATCAGGAGGTAGCCCCACCGATAGGACTTCTCGTTCATCGCATCGCCAGCAAAGAAACGGTGTGGCTGCACCCGCATCGCAAACTCTTCGCCCACCGTGTAGTTCACGGTCAAGTTATCAAGGTATGCCCCACCTGCATCGCACAGCGTCACCCATCCACTCGCATCACCACGGAGGATGAGGAACCGTCCCTCGTTGTCCTCAGACTCGAAGTGGCAAGTAGTCGCTGGCGACAGGTATCCAGCGGTCCACGGGCCCGACCACGCATTGAGGCGGTAGTTGTACACGAGGACGCCGTAATCCGGCACCCACCACCGAATCTCTTGGTAGTTGCGGACATGGACGCCACGGACGCCCTCGATTGTATCCCCATCCCAATCGCGGATAATGCTGTCAATCGGTGTCGAGATGGACTCTGGCGCGGAGCTTTCGCTCACCCGATAGAAGCCGTTCTGTCCAAGGAAGTACACCACTCCCGACACTTCGACAATCGAGAAGGCGTTCGTCGTGCCGACTTCGCCCGTGATACCCGTCGCACCAGCGGCAATCGCAATATCGTCCTGCGTAAAGCCTGTCCAACGGGAGATGCCGCTGCGGTGGAAGATGAGCAAGCTCGACCCACTGACCGCCAAACCTGTCGTATTCTGGTCGCCAAAGGTACGGATAATGGCTTCCCCGCCACCACTGGCTCCAACGCCCAGCGTATCCCCGTCATTCAGCTCAGAGTAGTACACGCTCTGGTCAATGCCCGTCACACCAAAGAGGCGCTGATTATAGACCGTAATCTGCGCGATATTCGGCGTACTGGCGAGATTGAGCGTCAGGGTTGTGCCGTCCCACCGATTCAGCGCCCCGCCGTCCGCAATGTACATACACTCCGTATCCGCAGGAGCCGTGTACAGAAAGCTGGCAAAGTCTGGCGTATTGGTCGTCGAAAGGCCATTGCCTTGCGACACAAACGGCGTGACCGTGGACTCCGAGAACAACGTCTGATCGTCTTCGGTCGTGAGTTCAAGGCTTGAGCTCGTGCTAAAACTGAATAGCACCGATGGCGACGAGAAGCTCGACGTAAAGAGGTAGCCGTTCTGCACGACCATAATCTCGGACGCCGACACCCGATACCACGACACGCCGTTCTGGATTGGCTCGCCACCACCAAGGGCCGCCAGCGTCAGCCGGACAGTGCCTAGCCGCTTGCCTGCCCCACCAAACTCCGAGAGGCGCACATTGGTCGCATCTCGCACCTGATTGGGCTGCAACTGTGACGGGTCCGCCGTGACATTGAGGCCACCGCCAAACGACGGCTGGGCATCAAGGACGACTTCGCGGCCCACTTAGGCTCCCGCCCATTCGTGTGCGTTATCAGGATAGTCCAGCAGCGTCGGCGTGACGGTCTGCCTGCGGATATCGTCCAGCAGGAGGCGGCGGGACTCGCTCGCCAACCCACGCAACATCGAGGCCGCTTCTGGTTCCGCACCGCCCTTTAGCAACAGCGTCGCTGCCGCTTCGTAGCAGAGCAGCAGATAGGACGCCGACGGAAAGTTGATGGTGCTGGCTCCCGTTGCCAAGTCCGACAACGAGGTGGGCTTGTAGTTCACCGTAACCGTTAACGCCAGACCAGACTGCACAGGCAACACCTGAATCGCGTCCAGCCCTGCCCGATAGTACAGCCGAGGCCGGAGGTACACAGCACTCGTGGTGGTTGCCAGCGGGACATGACGGAACTGCGTCTCCCCGTACAGTTGCGACCCATCGTTTATTGACAGAATGCGATAGTAGTTCTTCTCGTTATCCCCGCTGCCCGTATCAAGGTCAACAGTATCGACAACGCCACTCGCGTCCGTCGTGACCGACACGCTATTGAACGTGTAGTACGGCGTCGCGTTGAGGAGGTTTGACCACTCGTAGTCGTAGCTCTCATTGAGGACCGACAAGATCAGCGCGTCGGTCCACCGTGTCGAACCCGCCGCATCCATAAACTGACGTGTTGCTGCAATCAGTTCGTCCCGTGTCGCGTTGGCCATCGTTCCCTCTT